TTTTACCAAGCTCGTAGACAGTCTTGTTCTTGATAGGTCTTGGCCCTTGCGGTGGTGCTGGCGGGGTGGTTGTCCCTATGCCTACATCACCATCTTTTTGTGTGTTGATCTCAGCTTGAATAGCATCTATAAAACTGTTGCTTACATCTGCCCTTGATGTCGTCCCGATTGTTAAATCCCAAAAAGAACCATACACATCTTGGGCTATCTCATCTGCTGACTTTCCTTCCTCTATTCCTCTGCGAATTTTTCTTTTAACTTGCAACCAGTTAGCGTCTTGCCTTTCTTCAGAAAAAGTCTCTTCCCTTTTGTCACCTACCCTAAAAGTTCCATCATCTAATTCTTCAGTTTCACGTTTTCCTAGCTTAACACCATCAGCCCGATATAATTTTTCAAAATCATCCAAGCCTTTAATTGCACTTTTTGGTTGTGGCTGAAGGGTTGTACTTATGCCTACATCGCCATCTTCTTGGGTAACTACAGCCTGCCTGTTTTCTTTTTCTATACGCTCGTCTGCTCTTAGCTCTGCTATGGCTTGGTGAAATTCAGCAACAGTCATCCCGTCTTCTAGCTGAGAAGATGGGACAATCTGCCCTTTTAGTTTTTCTAATTCTTCAGCTATGTATGCATCTCTTTTACGCTGGAACCCAAGCCTTTCAAAAATTATATCACGCTCTTCTGGCCTTGCTGTTTGGGACTGACGTTCTTGCCTTGCCTCCTCATACTCTTGGTACGCTAAGTCTTCTTCTGTTTCTAAATCTTCGTCATATACTACTGGTAAATCTTCTTCTGTTTCAACGGCTTCGGCTTCAGCAAGGACTGTTTGGTTATTATCTATAATCTCAACAGCCATTTGTTCAGCTATTTGCTCAACCTCTTCCTCTGTGATCTCTTCGCCTTGCGCCTCCCTAAAAGACTTTATTTGCGTGGCAACAGATTTCTTAAATTCTTCCCGCTGCTTACTTCTCTCATTGCGTAGCTCTTTGTTTGATTTACGGATAGCCGCCTTTCTTCCAACATAGCCGGGAATACTTCCTACTCCTGTGTATGTTCCTCCCATTGCAGCCCCAAGACCATAGGCAGTTACAACCTCATTAACTATTTGCTTCCAAGGTTTATCTGGGTTGTAAGTTGCTGTCTGGACAATGCTCTGGGCAATAGAGTCTGCAACTTCTTCAGCCCCTTCAAACTGAGATTGTTTCAGTGAAGCTTTAATTATTCCTCCAATGCTTTGTGCGGCTTTAGGGTTGGCTAATAAAGCTTCAATACCAGTTAACCCAAATAAACCGACAATGCCCGCCGTTGCAGCACCTCCAATTGTTGCTGGAAGTAAGGCTTCTTCTGCTGAGTTAGCGTATGCTATATCCCATATCTGATCGTCTGTTAAGTCTGGGTTGTTTTCACGTAGTTGTCCTACCTTTTCGGCAGCATAGGTATCTAAAGCAGAAGCATAAGTTCCAGCACCAGACCGGAGGCCGTGTATGCCAGCCATAGAACCGATACTCATTTTCTTCTGAAGCCTTCTTCCTGCTCTGCCAGCTAATCTTTCTACAGCTTCTTCGCCTACCTCTCTACCTAAACGCTGCGCTCCATACCTAACACCTTGCCTTCCTGCCGCCGCAGCTACGTTTCCTATTCCTGCTGTCGTAAGAAGAAAGGGAAGCTCTTGGGCTAAGGCAGTTCCAATCATGCCTCCAGTAGCAGCAGCTTCTGGGTCGGGCATGGTTTCATACTGGCTTTCAACTACATCTCCAAGCACCTGAGCGTAGGTATCTCTCTCTACCAAAGCGTCTTGAAATTCTTCACGCTTCCTATCTGCCACTTCATCTACGGTTTCACCAGTAACTGGAGACTCATCCAGCACCATCCAATCCGGTAAATCTTTAAGCCTTTCAGTTAATGCTAAACCAGCACCTGAGTACAGTGACCCTATATCAGCGGCAGTCTTTTGAAGAGTAGCACCGAGGCCATCGGCAGTTGGGAAGTCTTGGTAAAACTCTGGCTCCCAGATAAAGTTTGAAAACTCATCACTGTCTCCAGCAATAGAAGAGTAAGCACCACCTAACCCACTAAGGAACGGCGAGCTTTCAAGAAAATCTTCCTCTTCAGACTCTTCCCATATGCGCCTCCTCTCATCATTGCGGAAATCTAAAGGGTCATACTTCTTGTAAAGATTTGACCAATCACTATCTGTTAAGGTGTCAAAGTAGCTCACTAGTCTTTTTGATAATAATTTCTACTTACTTTTGCTGAAGCCCTTTCAAGTAAATTTCTCATGTTAAGTGTTGCTTGAAAGGCTGGGTCATTTAACTGCTCAACAGAAACTCCTGCTATGTTTGCTGCCTCACCTATAATAAGTCCTCTGAACTCACTAGGGCTAACACCAATCAAATCTCTTGCCCTAGTGTTTCTAATTAATTCCTCTTGCTCTGGTCTTAAAGAATCTCCTGTCTGCCCCGGCGTCATTGTGGTGGCTAAGTTCAGTGCATCTGCCATTGACTGCCCGCCGGGTAACGTACTGGGGCCGGGAACAGCAAGAGGCTGAACTGGTACAGTTGGAACAACTGGCGCGGGAGTAACAGTAGGACTCTGGCTTAATGGGTTAGGCTGATTAACTTCTGGACTGCTCATACCCGCCCCATCCCAATCTGGCATTTGAATAGCAGACTCTGATCTTCGTGCTGGGTTTTCCCTAAAGAATCTTTCGGTGGCCGGGGAGTAGGGATTAGCTCTTGCGTAATCAAGCTGCCTTTGAAGATCAGCAAACTCTCTGCGCTGTTCAGCCTCAACTTGCTCAGAACTTCTTCGCGCCCGGAAGGCCGCATCTCTCTCTAGCTGCTCTCTTTGTGCGGCTTCTCTTGCTGCGTTTCTCCTTTGAATCTCAGCAGCCACTTCGGCTTCAGATGTTTGGTTGCTGAAATCTATAAATGAACTTTGGTCTGGCTCTGCTGATCCCTCAAAAATTTTCCCTCTCCATCTAGGTCTTTTATCTTCAGTCCACACGTTAACAAAGTTGTTGTCTGCACTACGTCCCCATAAACCTTTTGCAGTGTAATCAAAGTCCAGCCTTTCTAGCTCTCTTTGAAGTTTATCTGCTTCGCCACTTTTGTTATCTGCTTTTGCTTTAGCTATTAATGCTTTAAGCTCGCCTCTCCTTTTAAGGCCAGCGGCTGCTACATTTTCGTTGTCGTCTGCAATATTATCATACCGATCTGCTTGCAGCCGCAAAGCGTTTTCATACTGCTCTGGTAGGTCTCCTTGTTTTAAATTAAAATTACGGAACCCTTCCCTGTTTCCGTACTGAACCGAAGGGGAGATGAGGCTATACAGATTTCCCCCTTCAATCCTTCTCTTGTTAAGCTCTTGTTGAGTGTTTGTTTTGGCAGCATCAGCCATAGCCAGACGGAACAAATCTGTTTCCTCTTGGTTCCCTTTGTATTGACGCAGATATCTGTCTGCATTCTTGGGGTCAAGAAGACCAGCCCTATATATAGAAGCATTTTTCCGGTCTTCTTCCTTACTCATTTGGGTTCTGTTTGCCCTAGCTATGTCTGCCATGAGCGCATTCTGCCTGCCAACTGCAAGCTGACGGTTCTTTTCGCGCTGACGCTGTTCTTGCATTAAGGCCAACGCCATCTTTTGTTGCGCTTGCCTTCTCTTCTCAGCCTCTTGCGCGTTCATGTAGGCAACCTTTCTTTCTTGATCTATGTCGCCTCCAGTAGCAGCAACTGCATCAGCAAAGGTTGAGTACTGCATCTGAGGATCAGCGTTCTCAAAGAACACAGTCCTATTAGCCATGCCCGGAGGGGTGTAATAGTCTGGCTGGATAAAGCCTTGATCCATTCCCGCTGGCGCAGAGTTTCTTGCCATCCCAGAACCAATGCCGCCCGCATAGTTTTGCATATACGGGAGGGCATTCCTTGTCTTCCTAGCTATATCGTAAAAGGTAGCCATAATACTGTCACAGTATAAAGTTAAACTCTCTCAAGTACCCTTGGGTAGTTGTTGTAAAGTGGGGCAGCGTACTGATATCCGTAAAGACCATTAAGCGGATTAACTCCGTACCCCATGAATGGCTGTTTAGGGAACCTTGCAAAAGGCTCTGTCTGGCTCATGTCATAATTAACAAAGCCAGCATTCTCTTGAGGGATTGGAGCCATTCCTTGCGCCTCTAATGCTGCTTGGTACTCGCGGGCCTGCGTGTACTCTGGGGTTTCAGCTAGGTGGTATATCTGATTTGTCCTGTCAATCTGACCTAACTGACCAAGCCTGTTAAGCTGTTGTCCCATCATCTGGTTCCTAGCTTGCATCGGCATTAATTCTCTGGATGCTAAAGAATCCATAATGCCCTGACGCCTGCCTATGTTTGCCAACTGTAGCCGGTTTAGGTAGTCATAGTCTGCCCTGCTTTGGTCGGCTAATTGGTTGGCAATCCCTACCTCAATTTGCTGGCTCCTGTCAGCGGCCATCTTGTCCAACCTAGAACCAGCACCCCCTCGGCTTCTAAACCCTGCAAGCTTTAGGTCTCTTCGGAGACCTTGCCTAGCTAAGTCACCAGCTTGGCGCATTGCGTCTGCTCTTTCAGAGCGTAAAGCAGAAAGCTTGTTCTCCATTCCACCCCCATAAATATTAGATAAAGCACCCGCTTCTTCCGTGGCATATCCTTTTACCCCGCCACGGTTTAATGCGCTTTCATATCGGTTAAGAGCGGTGGCGTCTTTCTTCTGTTGAGAGCCTATTCCTCCAATAATATCTTTAACTCTATCAGCAAGCTCTTGATTCCTTGGGGTAGCCACAGTCTCATATGGAGACTGGGTTTGAGTTTGCTGTCCTAGAGGGGTAGCAAGTGGAGCGGAAAACCTCCTTGTATTCTGCTTTCCGCTCTGAAGCCTATCAAAATAATTAACAGCCATGCGGAGGATAATACCACACGGGAGTTATTATCGGCTAATTTGCAAGGGTGGTTTGCAGTTCAATTTGCCAGTTATCTAGAGAATCATCCCATTCAGACATATCCCTATCAACTGACCTATGAAACTTCTCCTTAATCTTATCAGACCACTTGGGGAAAACTGGTATATCTATAGGAGTTGAAGCGGATGGCTGAGATATTCCACCAGAAACTGAAGCTTGTGCTTCAGTTGATCCGCTTTCTGGCCCTTCTGCTTTAAATATCTGACTATCAATATCCGTTCTAGATACTCTTTCCCCTAAAAAAATACCAGTCGAGCCGGTCGTTATCCCGGCAATTCCCTTGGCTATTAAAGACTCAAGATCAGAATACAAAACCCATCCATATTTATCTGGCTCTTCATAGTAAGAGTACAATGGCAATGATGTTTGATTCCCGTTTAAGTCACGCAAGACATGGCGATTGCCATCATCTTTCCCGTATTCCCAAATCCATTTAACAATACCACCTTCTCCAAGTGTGCTTGTATCACTGTCTTCGTTTTCCCACGGCCTCCTCAAAGCAAAGAGTAATTCACAAAGCCCTTGCCACACCGCAACCCACGGCCTGTCTCTACCTCCGTCTTGCAGGGAAAACCTAGTATTAGGGTACTGATAGTAGCTGAAAACTACACCTACATTAATGCCGTTAAACTGTGATTGCTTTCTCAAGAGGTCATCATACCTATCCAAATCTGACAAATCTTTGTCAAACGGCCACGTTAATAAGCTTAATTCAGATTCTGTTGGCATTTTAGCTTAATTGATTCTGAACAACTCTGACCCAATCTTGAACTGAATCCTCCCATCTCTCCCACTCATCTTTTAATTCTGGGAACTTAGACTTCACATTAGCTGGAACTTTAGGGAACTCTGGCAAGGGTACTTTCAATCTGCTTGGGTCGGCAGCAAGTCTTGCAAAGGGGCCGCTACCCCTGTTCGCCCCGCCGCCAGTGCCGATTAATGAAGACAACTTGTCTGGAGAAATTTGCAAGTACAGCCTCTCCCCATCTCTATACTCATACAGCAAGCCAAGGTATGCATCAAAATAGAATTGCTTACCGTCTAGGTAAAATGCAGGGAGATCAATAAATGGAATGAGAATCCAAATGATCTCTTTAACTTCGTCTGGGGTAAGAGTCCTGCTTTGGGCTTGGGTTAGTAGCTCATCTACCCTTTGCCCTTCTTCATCACTACGCTTTTTTAGTTGAGGCATAAAGTCTTATAGCTGTCGCCTCAAACGCTCCCGCTGTTCCGCTTACAGACAACTCATAATAAAGGTTTCTTCCTTGTTCATAGACAGGCCAAGTAAGCTCCTCTGAAGCTCGCGTGTTATTTGCTGTGTGAGCGTTTCGGTTGAAGTCAGTGACGCATTTGACTTCCTTGGTTCCAGCTTTACTCCACACCAGTCCGCATCCCACCTTGTTTGGGTCAGCAGCCTGTGCTGAGTTTCCTATCCTCAAACTAATCTGGCCTCCTACTTGATCATGGTCAAACTCCAAGGTAAATGTCCTTAATAGTTTATTTCTAGTGGGATCATTAAGCCTTAAAGCTGGGCTTGTTAGTATTGAGTTAAAGTCTTCATCAGTATAGGTGGGACATGAAGATGTCCCAGCCGGGTGTGTGCTTGTGCAACGCTCTCTTTTGAAATGATTCCCGTCTTCCTTTATGCAGTTGTCTTTAGTCCACACCATCACAAACCTTACTTCTTCGGGGCAGGATTCATCACAAAGATCAGCAAACGTGTTAAGGCCAAGCTTTGTATAAAGAGTGTCTGACGCAGCAGAACTAGTCCAATCTTCCGTAGCTAGGTTGTCATCTGGGAAAGCAGAGTCAGAGTAAGTCTTAGTAGATGTGGTAAATAAATTGTTTATGTTTGGCGAACACCTTGTGGTGCTAAAGTTTTCAGACCCGGAACAAACTGAAGAGCCTTCAGACGAGTCTCTGTATTGGTGGATTCCATGAGTTGCTCCTCCTTCAGCACATACGCAATTACTGATAGCCCATTCCGCAATGCTTGTGTAGTTCTGGTTGGTAAAATTCGTGAAAGCAGAAAAGCCCGCATCCATATAAGATACGTGCTTGTACTTAGTATTAATGATTAGTGTCTTATCATTCTTTGTTGCCCCTTTACTTGGCCAGCTAATCCATATTTCGTCTGTCTTAGCATTGAATGCTGCTATAGGAAGCTCACACTTAGATTGGTTTATGTCGTCAAAGATAATGCTGGATGCTAGGTGAAGCCAGTTATCACGGACAGGCTCACTCCGGTATATACTGTAATAGTATATGCCATCCCGGCCCAAATAAAAATGTTCATTCCCAGCCGCTACTATTGTATTCGGATAGTTAGGAATCATGTTCCCGCTATCATCATCTGAATATCTTTTACGGAACGTGAGAACATCAGTCCCAGTCCCCCCAGCAATCTCAAACTGCCAGATGCCTTTAGTCGTGTAGACTAGTAAGACATTAGACAAGGGTTCCATTCCTATGATGTCTTCACCTTGGCCAAGGTCTTGGTATCCTGCTAGGGAATCTTCTACGTTTGGTGTAATTTCAAATGGCTTTTTAAAGTCACTCCACACAAGCCTGTCAGGAACCCATTCGTTTCCTTCATTCACATTGGCGTAAAACATTAGCCCACGCCATTCGGTAATATGCTTAACTCGGTTAAGTCCGATCCCCTTGAATGATTCTATTTCTTTCAGTGAGTTAACTTTGTCAACAAGACCTGAGTTAGTTCTTTGTGACTCTTTCGGTTGATCAAGTTTGTAGTAAACAGGCTTGGCGTGTTCATTAACCAAAACAATAAACTCTCCTAACTGTGCAGCTTTCCATTGCCCTGCCGTAGCAAGCCCCTCACCTATAAGCTTCCAGTTGTTTGTCTTTATATTGAGCGCGTACAGTCTTCCTTTTGAGCCAGCCAGTAATTTAGTAACACCATTAGATATCTCTGCCTCAAAAAGAAAGTTAAGGTCTTCAACCGCTGCGCCCGAAGATGTGTTCTCTAGTTGCCAATGTAAATCTGCGTTATTGTAAGTTGCTCCTTCAGTGTACAATAACCTTCTGAACCCGTTGGCTCTGCTTAATGCACCGGCAGAATTAATTCTAAAGTTCTGTACCCATCTATGTCCTCCAGCAAGCACTGCATCTGGAGAAGAAGAAGGGTCTAGCGGCCCTGTCAGGGGGCGCAGTTCATAAAGCTTTGCATCTGGTGGTGTTCTCATGCTGTATCATAGTCTGATGTTGCGTAAGTAATATATGCACATCCCCCGAAAGCATGACCGCCATTAGCAAAAGGCCCATGAATCTCACTGGCATCACCGAATGACCCATAAGCCCCACTTCCGGGTGCGTTGAAATCAAATGCGTTTGCTACCCTTTTGTATGAGTTTGTATTTACTGCTGCTATGGACGGAGCTTTAGGCTCTAGGCTATCCCACGCATGGCCTCCAACTCCGGGCGATCCAGCGGTTCCTGCTGTTATAGCACCAACTCCCATAACCCCATCGGCTCCGGGGTAAAATATTGTTCCTTTCCCACCAAAGGAATCTGTCCTAAGAGCAGCAACGCCTGAGTGATCTTTAGTTCCATACTGACTTAAAGAATAACCGCTGGCTGTGCTTGCTGAAAATGTGCCATCAGACGCTTTCCAGTAAACTTGTTTTGAGCCACCGCCACCATTGCTAGACGTTCCTTGAGTCGTGTCCGCATCAGCGTGGCCTCCTCCTTCTCCGTTAGCAACCCATGCAATTAAATACCACGATCCCCCTTTTTGAACTTCAAGTTGAGTTCTGTAAGGTGCAGCTTTACCTGCTACACTGTCATTAGCTTTTGGTTCTCCTGCTGTAGGGTCTGCCGAAGCAGACTGTCTGCCTACCCCTCCACGTATATATGTAAACTCATCTCCTTGATAACCGGAACCAAAAGAAGATGAGTTGGATAATAATACTTCTGTGTTTGCAGAATCAAACGTCCTTACCCTGACGCCAGTAACACTGTTGCCGTCTATGTCAAAAACAGCTTGAAGTATTCCTCCTGCTCCACCGCCGCCGCCCGGAACCCTTGTTGGCTGCGCGTCAGCAAGTGCGTAAATTACACCCCATGTTTTAGTGCTGGTGTTTGGAATGTCTATTGCCGTGCTTGCAGCAGGGGCGGCAAGTCCATTGATAGGCTCACACGTAAATTGGTTGGATTGGTTTAAGATTTCTTTAACAGTTAAAACTTGAGTGTTCCAAGCCGCTGTAGTCTGCCCGCTTAGAATAAGTTGATCCCCCACATCAAAGTTATGAACTTGGCCACCAACTTGGTGCAGCGTGAAAGTTATTGGCTGACCACTTGTGTATGATATGTTGGTTATATGAAATCTATTAAAGGTAGCCAGCGCATAATCTCCTCCAGCACCCCCTCCTCCCCCGCCGCCACGAAGAACAACTCTCATTCTTTTCTTTGAGGACATTCCAGTAGGGGTTTCACTTTGCCCTGAGAACAATAGCTTAGGTGTTCCTATGGATGAATAGTTAGTAACATTCCTGCTAAATCCTATCACCGGCCCAGCAAAGTCACTCTTTGCTCCGTTGTTATTCTTGGCAACAACCCAGTAATAATAAGGAGTAGTTCCGTCCACCCTGTTAGAGTTCTTATCATCCTGCCTTGTTGTAGGGTTATAAACAGGCCCACCGTTAACATCTAAATACAATATGGTTCCATCCCTGCGCTCACAAAGCATCGTCCTTGGCGCATTCATATTCTTTAATCCCGCACGTAAGTCCTTCCTAATTCTTTTTGTGGTTGCAGCCGTGATGCTATCTGAAGTTCCACGATAGATGTCATACTTTGTGGCTCCATCAACTTTATTAAACACAATCGGAATGCTGCCGTTATGCCTCATTGCTGCACCAGCTTTTACAAAAGGAGCCTCTAAATTTCCTCCGGGGTTTGTTACGTCAATAGGACGCTCTTCGCCTGTCTCTACGTCATCACATTGAATCTCACAGAAATCATTCTTAAAGGCTTCAGAGAATGTGCCGTCCTCATTGTATATGTAACTGAACCAATCATATACTCGGCGCGGAAAGTCCACTATTACCTTCTTCAATCTTGCACACGCACTACTGTCAGTAGACGGGAGCGTATCCTTTATGTCACTTGGTCTAATTGGGGAAGCCATTGATACTATCGTATGTTATTTTAAGGTTGTTCACTGTACTGTGAGGATAAATTTGTGCGTACCCGGAAAGGTGTCCGTCATAAGTAAATGTCCATGCTTGAGCCTTACCTCTAAGCCATGCGCTTGTTGGCTTGAAGCACGGCTCTGCACCATCGTTCTGCCAACGCTCATCATAAAGAACAAAGTCAGGGCGCAAGTGGTTTTCTACCCCAACAAGAACAGGGTTTCCTGTCTGAGATGTAGCCAGAGAAGCCTGACCATACCCAAGGTGTACCATTCTCATCCCGTAGAACTTTAAAAAGTAAGGCTTATCTGCGCGTTTCCTCCAGTACACATTTTTATTTCTGCCTGTTATGTACTGTGGATCAACTTTTGTTTGGATTTTAAACTTAAAGTCTCTTGTCATTAATCCCGTATGCTCTGTCCTGACCGCCTCCCATGTGTGGATTATAATTCTTACACACCAGTCGCCGCCATTCCCTAGCTTAACATTAAACTTTCTACCGTCAGCCGTAGGGTTGATTTGGAAATACCCTGTTACTTGAGCGTCATCAGAAACCCCATTAGGTATTTCAAGCTCATCCATCTTCCCGTACAAAACAACCTCAACTTGAGTCCAAGTATTTGTTTTGATAGCAACCTTAGCGTCTCCCGAATAATTTCCATTGCCTACATCAAAGTGTTTTTGTCCACCTTCAGAATACCCTTGGTGAAAGAAGTACCTATCAGTTGCCTTTCTCCAGTTATCATTAGAGGTGAGGGTAAGGGCTTGCTCTCTCTTGTTTGTGAAGCCTACAAACTTATGATTGTTTCCGTCACACAGTATATCAACATTAGATGTTGTGCCGTCAGGGCTTCTTTCACTTAGGGTAAGAAACTCAAAATCATTTTCTGGAACCCCATAGTTCTCTACTTTTTTACAGCACCCGCCTTGGCCTGCGTCAGGATTTGTTGGCTCTGGGGCAATAGGGCCGGGAAGAACATCCTCGTCATCTTCCCCTTCTATGTCTTCTTCATTGTTGTTGCCGGGGTTAACAATCTCCTTCTCCAAACACCCCGACTTACACATCTCATACTTTACGTTATGTCCAAATGTCCCATCAGACTTAAACTCTGAGCGGAACCAACGCCAAAACAAAATGGCAAACTGCACGTACTTAACTAGACCCTGTGCTACTGTATCCGTCTCCTTGGGGAGATGGTTCTCAAAATCTTTGGGTCTGATATTACTAGGCATTGTTATACTGTAACAGGATAAGGCTCCCCTAACCGAAGCATTGTTGCTTTAGGAAGGAAAACATCAGATATAAAATTCATTAACTTGTTGTGGCACTCCTTACTTGATCTAATTAAGCACTCATAAAAAGCCCTCACTAGGTTGTAGGATATGTGGCGTTGCGCTTCTTTCGGTTTTAAATGGGCGTGAAAGCTAACCATCCTCTCTTTGTTTAGGTAGATGTCATCTCCTGCTGACATACCAAGCTCGGCAAGTAGCTGGTCTTTGTTGCTGTCTATGTTAGAAAAGGATGACTTCCAAAGCCCGTAGTTATGAGCCTCACTAAATAAGGAGGTGTCATACTGTTTGTAGATTCTCCCTAAGCACTCCTGCTCTAAGAATTTAGAATCACTTCTAAATGCGTTAGCCCAAAACTCTGGGAAGCTTGGGTCACTGGAGTACACATATCCTGCGTTGTAAATACCGTAAGCCTGACAGGCTTCCTCTGTTATCAAGTGCGGGCTTAGTGATACCGGGTGCTGAAAGTTGCACGTGATAGGGTTCACCATAATCACATCCGCATCTAGGAACAATGTGTTGCCACTGCCTTTGATGGCCTTAGACATGATGTCCATCTTTAGGCTTCCTTCCGCAGGATTCCACAAGCTGCCCCAGCTTGCACAGTCAGGCCATATGTCTCCCAAGTTTTCGGGGAACTCACTACGCCTTTCTTCAAGGAACCCATCTGGGATGACAGTGACTTCTACGTTATCTGGGATATCTTCCTCCAAGCATTGATGTCCAAAGGCATCTGTCAGTAGGTAGATTTTTTTATCAGAATGAAGGCGTATGCTATTCATAAGCAGTGCCGCTTCATAGCCGTGGTTGCCAGTTGCTACCGTGCAATAAGACTCAAGATTAGACGGGCCTTCTTCAGATTGCCTTGGAAGGTTTTTTATATGATCCGCTTGAGTCTTTAGTTCCATTAGTTAACGCCAGTTTCTGATTCAAAATCCTCTGTAAAAACAGTTTCACTTGTAGTCCAAGTGTTTCCTGACTGGGTTCCTTTTTGTAGCTTAACCTCTGCCAGAACTATTCCGTAAGGGAGGGGAGTTAAGAACTCATCTGCCCCGCTGGTATAAAACTTGTGGCTTTGGTTCCTGTCTCCAGCCACAACTTCCCCAAAAGCGTCAGTGAACCCACTAAAATCAGAAATTTTTAAAGGGTTCTCTTGTGTTCCTTTTATATCCTTGCAGTTATTACCTGAGAAAATTTTAACTCTCTCTGCGTCTGGTATAACATACTCAAACTTGCGGTTAACTTCTCCATAGCGATAAGGAAACTGCTCTATTCTTATTTTGTAAGAGCCTCCGTTACCAATGGGCAAAGGTAGTATGTATTCTTTCAGTCCGCTTTCCGGGTCTACCTCTTCCGCAAATTCATAGAACGCTCCATCAATTTTCCTTGTCACTAAAACAGGAATGCCATCCACAGTTTCCAAGGTTCCGTCTACGCTAGGGTCAGTCGCCCTTACTCCTTCAAGCTCTCCTTTTTGGGTTCCTCCAATTGTGACCCTAAAGCTACTACCCAGCTTGGCCCCGTCTAGGCCGTGATGATTCTGAAAAGCTGCTTTATTTTTAACCCTGTTCCCGCCCATCTTTAATACCAACCTATATTGAGCATCTTTAATTAGGGTGAACTCATCTATTGTTTCAATGCCGCCGAAGTTGTGGTCAAATGGAACTGTTACACTTTGGCATTCTGAAGTGTAGTTAAGATTATAAGCACTTTTTAATTCCCATCGGCTTCCTGAGTGTGCTTCATCTAGCAGAGGATACCCAGTGTTACCTATCAAACTGACATACATACCAGCATTAGGGTGCGCTGTGTTCCATAGGTCTTTACCTCTTAAATCTATACTGTTCTTACATACATTCCATCTCTTTAACCCGCTCTTTATCCCAAACTGATCTCTTAATTGAGGGGTGTCTCCTTTGCCTTGCCCTGTTGTAGAAATGTAATGGCAGGAATTATTAGAACCCCCAGTCCCTTTTGTGTTGTCTTGGCATATTGTATTTAAGATTTCACCAAACAATCCCTTCAGTCCGTCATGGTCTGTGGGGAAGAAAGTTAATGAGGTTGCGTTAGCTGTGTCGTTGCCGTAGCAGTTTGCTATCAGTTTTAAGTAGTTTTCTACAGTGACAGTAGCTCCGCTAGGAGAATTATTGGAACACCGCTTTATTGACTTACTTGAATCCAGCATGAACCCAACCACAGCAATCATTGTGTCGTGAGCTTTTGTTGCGCCTGACTGTCCTAGCCTGTCTGCGCGTATAGCAGTGGCTACTGCTATGGGGTCGGGATCACATACATTTTCATAACCATCAGTAAGGAGAATGATAAGTTTTCTTGGCCAAGCATTTGCCCCAGCCGGGTTAACCCTAGCCCCAACTTCTCCTTCTAAATCATAGTCATCTGACTCACCTTTCAATATGTCATAAGCTAACTGAAGACCTCCTCCTATGCTAGTCCAGCACCCGCCACCCGGTTTACCAGTCCCCCCATCACAATCTTCAGAGACTAAAAATTCTTCGTCATCAACCAACCCTAGAGCCGCTGTTTTTGTGTCAACAAAACCGCTAACAAATGAAACTCTTTTCTCCCCATCATCTCCAGCGTAGCTAACAAACGCCATCCTATCTATTTCTTTGCCAACAGTGGTGTTAACGGATGTGTTCCCAGACGTAACTATCTTTTCGTCTTCACTGTCCCAAAGCTTGGAGTTTTTTATTAGCTGCCTGCAAGCTGCGCGGGCAGCTTCAGTGCGGGTCTCTTCTCCTGAGATAGCAGAATCTGTTTTAAGCATTGATGCGCTTCTATCTAAAACAACAACAATGTCAATTGCACTGCCATAGCAACTAGCTTTAATTGTGATAGAAGAGGTTGACCTTAACTGGTCTGTGTAGTTTTTGGTTACACCATCAACAACAACAGAGGGAGTGTAAGTGGCTGTAACTTTTACAGTTAAATTGTTTGTGGCCTCGCCGCCTTTAAACTCTCCGCTTCCTAAGCTTCGTGCAATAGCTGAGTTGGCCGAAGACCATGCAGCTTTTTCAGTTACATCAATAGCTTTCTTGGTTCCGTCTTTGTACTTTAAATCTAAATAAGCAGAAAACTGAGCGTTGCCTGACGAACCAATCGTTACCCCACTTGCTGGCCTTATGTATAGCCCGTCAATAACTGGAGCATTGGTGCAGAAGTTTTCACCCATGATGGCTGCATACAATGGGTCAGATAAACAACGTGCGTCCTCGGTGTCTTCAATAACCACAGGTGCTTTCTCCCCAATGCAGGGAACATTCTTTATATTATCAAACTTCATTAGTTGGTTACTGTTCTTGTGGTGGACGTATCAGACAGAGCTTTAGTTAAAGTGTATGTGTCTATTGTGGTTCCTGACTTGTTGATGAACTCAAACTTCAAAGTAGTTCCATCAACAGTTCCTTTAATAGCTCCGTTTTCTGTACTGTAAAATTTCTCTGAGGAGTACCCGCTAGGCAGGGTTGCTCCGCTCCCGCGAAGAGGCGCACCACCAGCCCCGTTCACTAAGTATCTAAAATCATTTGCATCCTTAATCCTCTCATAGTTATGAGAGTGACCAGAGATAACAACATCAGCCCCCATACCGGAGAAATCCCAGCGCATATCTGTATCTCCGGGGCCGTGACCACCACTTGCGGTTTCTGATGTGTATGGAGAATGGTGGAAGTAAACCACCTTCCAGTGAGATGTGCTACTCCCAAGCTTTGACTCCAGCCACTCATGCTGCCCCCCAGTAATGCCAACACCTAGCTTGGCGTTATATACACTGTTATCAGTTCTCTTGTTGGAGAATAAGCAGAAAAAGTGAATCGGGCCTTTGACGAAGTCATAGTACTCCTCATTGTTTGGCAGGGTGAAATAGTTTTTGTAGTGGGCCAACCCTGCATCTGTTGTCCCGTAGGCGTCAGTAATATCATGGTTTCCTATTGCCGGGAAAAACCTATTGCCAGTTGTTGCATTAGATGTGCTTGTGTATCCATGCAATCCAGATTGGCCATATGGGAATATGAAGTCTGAATACCACTGACCTACGTTTGCATCTAAATCTGTAACAGTGCTTTGATCACCCCCGGTTGCTCCATAACTATTATCACCAGTTGTAATAATAAACTCTGGAGACCAACCCTTAACCAAGGTGGCCACTGCACTAGCATTAGTCCCGTCATAAGCAGAGCCAGAGCCTCCAACTGATGCTCCGTAATCTCCTATTACTCCAAACGTAAAACTAACATCCACTGCTTGAGAGGGAGCTAGTTCTGTTGTGGCGGCTTCCGCGACAGTTGTTATCGTTGCTTTCAACGCCTCATTGAAACGCTGATTTCTCCTGACGGCTAAAATGTCATAAGCCTCTGGGCAGAAGAATGTCTTCTTAACTTCTGTTTGCCTCTTGCACTCATGGATCAAGTCGCCCATTGCAGTGTCAAAGTCCATACTCATGTACTTGTAACGCTCATAGTCGTTATCAAAGTCACGGGCATACTCGCGCTGGACATACAACTTAACAGCCCTCTTGAAGTCTATGTCTTCAATGACTGCATCATCTGGTGAGTACTTAGTCTTTACCCCGTCCCACTCAACAACAACAATCTCGTCAGAATTAATCCAAGGAGATATGTAGATGCGGTTACGGTCTATTGCCCACTGACCAATTACAGCCCTGCCATGTTTTTTTGTTAGCAAGGTTTTGGTTGTCCCGCTTCGGCTTACCTTGTAATCAGAATCTTCATCCGGGTACTTGAAGCCCATCGGTAAAGGCTCCCTGTCCAGATTCTTTGGAGGATAAACCATAGACAACAGCTTGAGGCTGTTACACTCAAGCTGGTCTAGTGTTACTTGGGTAAACAGGGCGGGATAAACCTCGTCCCCATCTTGATCTAGTATTGTGTATACCTTGTTGATGCGCCCTTTAGGAGCGTCAATGACAGTCTTCCCTCCTTGGTAGTAAGTGGAACACTGTGGGTATCTGTTGATATTTCTGGACTGAAGACATGGAATATACCGCTGGAGATGAGTTACTGCTGCCTCAAAGTTTTTATTGATGGGCGCGACAAGGTTTTCTGGAACCCCTTCGGGCCAGATGTCACTACGTAACTCTGTTACCAGTTCGGTGAATTTCATGCTTAGTCTTCTGAATCAGCAGTAGCTTTACGCTTTCCTACTTTAGGCTTGGAATCTTCTGGAAGAGGTTCAGCTTGCGCTTGCTCTTGAACAGCAGCAGCAGCAGGCTCTTTAGCCCCCACAGCAGCTTCGGCCACGGTCTTGGATCGGGAGGCTTTGCCTCCTTTGATTTCCTCTCTCCATAGCGGCTCGGATGCTGATGACTGATTGTTTTTTTTTAAGGAATCATACTCCTCTTTAGAGCCTTTTGATATTCCGTATTCCCCTTCAAAAGGTTCAATCAGCTTATTGGTTGCCTCGTCAACAATAGAGTAGCCTATATGCCCTTCGCTTGAAAACCTCCCCAAATCCTCTACATCCAAGTAAATCAAAGGGTCTGCTGAAAGTTTGACACGTGCGTTTGGTAGTACCTTTTTCCAATAGTATTTCTTTGAACTAGCCATACCGGATCAGTATATAAAAATAGGGGCGGTATTGACAACCGCCCCTATTGGAATTCCTTTCCCTAGATGAAACTAGGTCTGGTCTACTTTGTCTCCAGCAAAGTTTTCAATTATTAAGTTGTCTGTAGGACACTCAACAATTGCTGTCCACGTTGTGGAGTTTAAGGTCGTCTCAGAAGTTGGATTCTTCATTACGCATTTGTATGAAGGGTCAACTTTAGCTAAGTCTTCCAAGTCTCCAGTTTTATGGACAACACGATTTGAACCCAAGATGCCGGGATAAACACCGCCACCTAAATCCAAGACCATAGCAAACCTTCCCATAGAACCGTTAGAAGTGTTTCCTGTCTCAGCGGTTCCTGCTTCAGTTGCAGTAACCATGTCATCAAAGAACTCATTAGTGATCACGTTGAGTGTCACCCCGGCTGGGTAATGCAACTTGTAAGACTGTGCATAGAATCCCAGATCAGAGATGTTCTTGTTGGTGATGTCGTAGTTCATCCGTAACGCGCCAGCATTAGTCAGAGCGTTGTTACCGTCAACAGTTCCACCGCCTTCTACAGCGTAGTACTTAACCATTGCGTTAAAGATGTTCTTCGCTGTTCTTGAATCCGTGAACAAGTCAATAGAATCAGCAGGCTTGCCTTGATCCTTACGCGAACGAACAATATTAAAGATGTGAGTCTCTAAAAGTTCATCCAACTTCAATGTTGCTCCGCTGCTGTCAAAAACACGGCCAGTGTCTGCCAATTGGCGGTATACACCAACTGCGTTGGCGCGATAACCAATTGCGGCTCCTTCAATATCAGACCCTGCGGCGAAGGTAGAACTATCAACTGACTGGATAACATCCAGTTCCTTGTAGTCTGCAAGTGTTTGCTTGCTGCTAATAGGCTGACCCCAGAAGAATGAGTTAGTCCACTCTTTCTGGTGCATTAATCCTAATTGAGCATTACGCTCCGCAAGTGATACATCTCCAAACTTATTGAAGAATGCGTTTGTTCTCATCATCCGCTCTAGCCACTCTTTGTAGAATTCAGAAACACAAAGAGAGTGGCGAGATGTTTGATACCAAAAAGGAACGTGCTTTAACGTATTAAGAGCAGGACGCTGTTCGCACCAATACTCAAAATCGTTAACATTGTTAGCACCAAGAACACATACGCCAGAACCGCCTGTGTCATATGCGCCAATCTTAGAAGCATGAGTTCCGTCTCCGAAAGCAAATGTTGATCCAATGTCTGAGCCAGCACCCCATCCACTTAGGTACTTAACACCAACATCAACATAATCCACACTACTAACAGTAGCGGGAACAGCAGATACTATCTTAAAAGCAACCCGGTATGCAGCCCCAGTATTACTTATTTTAGAAAAATAGTTAATTGTGGTTCCCGGCTTGAAATAACCTATGCTATTAGTTTGGTTGGTGTTTGACCTTTTAAGCCGAATAACAAAGTTAGCTCCAGCATTTGCTGCACTAGCGTGGAGTGCAGGGCTGTGAGTTATTGCCCCACCCGGTGCTAAAGTAAGTGAGCTAGTGCTGGCACTTGTTTCAAACTTGTATTGGTGGTCTAGTAACCTATCAACAATCCAGTAATTGTCTTTGATTGTGTCTTTTTGTGCCGCCAAGATAAATGGCTCAATTTCACTGGCCCCTCCCGCAACACTGCGCTTAGTAACACCAGAACCCATTGACTTAGCACCAGACATCAACCAATCATACATACCGTACTGACGGCCACCGCAAGTTTTGAGTTCCATCTGAGTCACCAGAAGGCTCTCCATGTCGCGGTATCTGTCAAAGTTACCCATGTTGTTGGTTCCACCTGAGTCTGTGAATATTGCATCAAGATCAGCAGATTCTGCCAGACCCACATCAGCACGTGTCATTGTTCCACACGTGTCGTAGTTATTCCAAATAGCCACACTATTCGGATTATTGTTTTCTTTAAAAACCGTGCCGCTTGATACGCCCGGTATAGTTGCTCCTGCGCTCATAATTTATTGTTTCCTTTTTAAAAGCCCTTCAACAATTGGGCTGAAAAGCATATTGTATCATCCCCATAGACGCTTATGCATTTTTTTATTATCACCCATGTCTACAGTAGTAGAGGGGTTTCCCCCTGTGGCAGTTACTGCCTCTCCCGCTGTTGATGGAGGGTTGGTTTTAGCCCGCTTTTGTTGAGTGTTTTTAACTTCTCCGTTTTTCTTTGGGGAACTTTTTTGCCCGGACTTATGTTGAACATACTTGTCAAATATATCCCTTTGTTTATCTATGCGGCTTTTAGCCTCACTTCCTACGTCAGATATATACATGGCCTTTATATGCTCTGGCTGTAAATGCCAGTACCCTAAACGCTGTGACTCATTCATTTCTGACCACTGTTTAGTTGTCGCGAACCTACGCCCTTCGTGCATCTGGTCAGCTAAAGGAAGCTTAGAGATGTCCTGCTCTTTCTTTATTGCAAAATCAATAAGCATTTTGTGGGTGTCATTGTTCACATTAAGCCTAAACTTTTTAGAGGGGTGAGTAAGCTTTTCAAGTTCATATAAGGCTTTTTCATTAGAAGCTAAAACCTCATTAAGTACATCGTGGGCCACAGGGTCGGCCTCCTTGAGGGCGTCTCCCCCTCCGTCTTGAACTACCTTTAAGTAGTTCTCGTCAGCTATCTTTACTATTTCAGCAACGCTAGTATTGGAAGCCTCCTGCAATTCCCCCTTCATGTTCCCCTCTTCAACAGAAGAGCGCAGTTCTTCTATCTCACTCCGGTAAGCCCGCTCCTGCTCTTTGATTAAGCTTCTAGCTTTTACGGTGATTCTGGCATCAGTGAAATCGTTAGCCTCATAACCGGGCTGGTTACCAGAAATAAAATCTTCATGCTCTAGGTCATCCATGCTGAACTCGGAAGAAGGATTATCCTTTAACCACTGGGTCTTATACTGTGACAGTTTAGTAAGGTATCCTAAGTATTTATCTTTAATGCCTGCATACTTAGGGTCTTTCTCCATTTCTGAAAAGACCTCAAGGTCGGCCCTGTTCTTGGCTTCAATCTGGCTCACTGGCTTTTCAGTGGGGGCGGCTTCTACAACTGCCGGGGCAGGCTGCTGGGCCACAGATTGTGCGGTCTCTCTAATTATTTCCTTAATCTCTTCAGCGTCAATGCCCTCTTTCTTTCTCCTTTTACGCTTGGCTTTTGCTGGCTCTTCCGGGGCTTCCTCTTCGGGTTCTTCTGCGGGTTCTTCTGCGGGTTCTTCTCCAGCAACTTCTTCCGCTTGGGCCTCTTCTGGTGCAGCCTCAGAAGGTTGCTCTGGCTCTGCTTTTGCTTTCTTGGGCTTTGAAAAACCGAGGCGATCCATAAAGCTGTCCACAGCATCTGAAACCTCTTCTGCTTGCTGTGGTTCTTCTGTGGCGGGAGCGGCATCGGAAGCTGGCTCTTCAGTTTGGGCTGGCTCTTCTTGTTCTGCCATGTTCGGAGATATGGCGTCTAATGCGCGTACCACACCAGAAGCTTTAGGCTGTGGTTTATTAATGTCCTCATTGCCGGTTAAGCCTTCTGGCTCAGGGGCTTTGCGGATTTTCATTTGTGGCAAAGCCGAAGCCGCCATGTGTTGTTCTACTCTTTCAGCTATTTCGCTCATAAGATTATTGTTCTATAGAAATTTTAGTTATTGGAAGCTCCATCTTGCCCGCAGCAATTGTGGTTAATATAGTCAAAAAGTTTAGCAGTTGACTAGCTTTATCAGCTTCCTCTTTAGCGTCAGCTTCTTTGCGCGGGTCAGAAATAGATTCAATCAACAGCCTAGAAGCTGCTTCTTGATGGAAGGCAATCAATCCTCTTATTTGTTTTTTTAACTTAGCGCACTGGCCCTGCTGGAGCCAGTTCTGGATTTCCAACATCTGCTGGGCCTCCAGTGGGGACTGGGTTATTTGTATCATACTGTTGAGGGCTAGGAGGCTGCGGCCCGCGCTGAAGCACATCTACTATCTGCTGAATCATAGTTGCGTTTTGCTGCGTCCCTTGAGCTAAAGGCTCTATTGCCTCTCCTACCTCTGAGATTATTGAGTTCCGTATCTCTTCGGCCACTGCCGCCATCTGATCACCCTGAGCTTGGGGTTGATCTCCTTGGTCTATCTTTTGCAGCTTAAAGTCTTTTGGTAATCCCAGCATCTCACCGATCTGGTTTACAACATCTAGCACTTGGTCAATGCCCACAGTCTGTCTTATCTCTGGGTCACTTGCCACAATTTGGTAAAGCTGGGTCAACGCAGCAGCCATTGCGTTATCAGAGACACGATCCGTAGAATCGCGATAGCTGCCAATAACATCAAGGCCAAGTGCAGTCTTCTGTCCTCGTACTCCAACAAGGCCAGCCCTATCCGTATCTTCCTCTTCCAGCGTGAAGCCAAGATCATTAATCTGCTCTGGCGTATAACCAGAATTAATTTCTGCATAAACTTCATCTTCTCCATACGCCATCAGACCTCTGTATATCTGCTCTTTCCATGCAAGCATGGCGTCATCTACTGCTGATGCAGTAAACGCGAGGCGCGTGGTAGTAGTATTTGCAACCGTCCTAACTTCCTCGGCGGTCTGCTCATGGCTGGCAACCTGAGCAATCTCTTGTGCTGATATGACCAGCAAACGCTCAAGCATATCTATCACTTGGCGCATAGCCCCAACTATCCCATTAGTGTCTAGTGCCGTGAACCGGACAGAAGTGAAAGCTTCCCTTACATCACTCTGGGCAAACTTGTTCTGCCTGCTTGAAAAGGGCATGAAGTTTAAGCTTCTGAAAAGCTTTTCGCCCCAGTTCTGTAGCCTATCAATCATGTCCTTTGGCACTTGATCAGTGTCAACAAAGGTCATGTTGGCTAGGTTTTGCTTAACGCTTAACAAGTACTGGCTCAATAGATTCCCCACTTGATCTTGGAACGGAACAATCTCAAGGCTTAATGACGAGTTAATGCTTTTCCCTTCATGGGGATCGTAAGCATAGTAAACAACCGGGCAATAGGGGATAGGAGAAGCATACAAAATAGTGTCGTCGTTAGCCAAACAAAAACGAAACCACACAGGATGGTCATAATCGCCAAGGCCATGCTCACTTGGAATAAGTTTCTCATAATACTCGGTAACTAGAACCGCTTTATCATCATCAGCGGTCTTATAAACCGTGTTGATGCTGGCCTCTCTGTCAGTAATACCGAATGAAGCCCTGCTTTTAGGGAACTCCATAGTGCAAGGAGAGACCAACTCAAGATAAGTTTTAGCTCGGCCAAGCAGATCACTTGTTCTTCCATAGGTTATCTTATCTGTATTCCAAAACTTAGGATTACTTCTGATATCCTTGTACCGCATTATCCTCCAGTAACCGCCATACGTACATCCTGAGTCAGAGTTGAAAGTGGTGGGCCTGTGGGCTTTGTCTATGAATACGCGACTTGGGTGAGGAAGGTGATAACGGATACCCTCTTTGGTGTATTTCTCCACCTCTTCCCCAGCCTCATCTAAAGCTAGTTGCTTCTCGGAATGCCACTCTTCCTGCGGGAATTGAGCCGCCCAACCATAGTGAAGCATATGGAATATAGACTGCTTGAGTAGCTCACTGTAACCATACTGATTGGAAATAACTTGTACGCGATCTGTTAAAATTTCTGAACGCAGTTTATTTGTGGTGGTGTTTTTACCCATCTCATACTTGAACAATGGGTACTGCCTGCGGTCATTGTAAATTCTAGCCCACCTAATTGTAACGTATGAGCGCACCAATGGGACAAAAATATTAAAGAACACAGGAAGGTTCAGCTTCTGTTTCTGTCCTTTTGTGTCCTCAACTGTCTCAATCATGCCAGTAAGACCCCAGTCTCTGGCGGCATTAAGAACAGTCTCCTCACTCAAGTCTTCGTGCTGAAGAGAATGGGCAAGGGTATGGCTTACTTGTTTAAGTGGGGCATCCCACGCAACATCTAGTGCGTGGTAAATCTTATGGTTCTGTATGCAGTGGTTTAGCCCTTCGTCTATCCTGTCCTGTATCCTGTCCAGAAGATATAAACCCTTATCGGATATGTCTGAATCGTCCCCAGCAAAAACTTGCTTCGCGGCCTCTGCCGTCACCCCACGCTTTGTTAGTACATTTAAATCTATCATCAGATAATCTTAGGCGACTTTTGGGCCACCATGTTTTTGTAGAACTGATCCATTATTTGCTTTCTCTTCTTCTTACTCACCGGCCTCCAAAGCTTAACATATCCAACCATACCAGCTTCTTTAACCCTGCCCTCAAAATACAAAACGCTTCTGTAGCCACGCCCCGTCTTGGGCTTTAGCCCATTTAACTGGATAACTGCATCTACGGTTTCGTCTTCCTTGTAGTTAACCAAGATGCTTTTCTTACTAAGCCTTCTTGGCATCCTCCTTCATAATTATAGCCACAGCTTTTGGGGCATCTTCTTCGTTATACTCCTCATCAAATTCATCACCATACTTCTCAACTGAATCCGGGTCTAAGTCAGCCACTAACTCCTCCCCGTTTTCATTTACCAGAATATCCATAGTTATGGTGTGAGTTTCTCCCGGTTGGCAATCAGCAAACGCCTCTTGCATTGCCGGGTCTGTTAAGTCTATTCTCAGTTCATTTGCCATAAAGCCTGCAAATCGTTAAGATATCACAGATATGCCGCTTGATGCTAGTGGGTGTTGGTATCCATCAATCAGTCCTAAGCAGCTTGAGATATTCAACTGTTCCAAAAGATACCTATTGGTCAGTGGGCCTAGATACTCCTCAAAAACAATAGGAGTCCTCCACCGATTAGTAAGGCACTGCTGGGAAACAAAGGGAGGGCGAGTTGGAATCTTTTGTAAAACCATACGCAACGCTAAGTCTGGCGTATGGTCTGATCTTATAGACCTTATATTGCCAGAGTGGGAAGCCAACTTAATCGGGTTTAAGATAACTGTTCCTCCTAAAGTTGATGGGGTTACTAAGATGCACTACTTGCGGGTCAGCAATATGCACGGCAATGAGACAGAAATCCAGCTTCATTCTCTAGATGTTGACCACGATATTGAGGAGAAGATTAAAGGAACTAGGTTCTCATTAATATTTTTCTCTGAGCTATCCAACTTTAAAGATATGTGTGTGTTCTCCATATCAAAAGGCCAGCTACGTTTGCCCGGATTGGATTACAAGGCACACCAATGGATAGGTGACACCAACCCTGCCGAAGAAGGAACAAACTCTTGGATATACAAATTGTGGTATGAAGAGCCAAACAAAGAAGACCACCCAGACCCAGAGTATGCCGAACAATTCTCAATCATTGAGTCCATGATTGATGATAACCCTTATCTTTCCGAGTATGACAAGAAGGACTTGATAGCCACATTTAGGGGAGACCCGGAAATGTATGACAGATATGTGCTGGGGAAGTGGACTGCATCTTCAACAAACGCTCACTTTGGAAAAGTGTTTAGGCATGACACCCATGTTGTCGGTAATACCGACAGCCCAATAGCAAGCGACTGGGAAGTTATCCTGCCAACAGAAAACTGCACTGAACTTATTGGAGGGTGGGATTTAGGTGACAGGAACCATGCGTTCCATATCTTAGAAAAGGTAGACACACTCAACGGAACCAGATGGACTGTGCTTGATGAACTTATCGTGCTTCACCAAGATGTCTCTCTTGAAGACTTTACCGGAGAGGCAATGGAAAGAATTGAGAAACTAGAAGAACACATCGGGCAGAAAGTTAGGTGGACTCACTGGTCTGACACATCTTCAATGGTCAGGTATAGAGCAAGCGCAAACTCCTATGACCACAGGGTTGTGGCAGCCGCAAGCGGAGGAAGAATAAACCTTATAGGCGCACCCAAGTTTGCTGGATCAGTAAGACAAAGGGTGAAGCTTCTTAAAGATTTACTAATGCAGAACAGACTGCACATATCTGCCCACTGTATCGGAACTATTGATATGTTTAGATACCTAAAAAGAGGCAGCAGTGTGGGCAGATATGTGGCTAGTGATGATAATAAGCACAGCTTTGATTCACTAAGCTATGCTTTAATTGGCGAAATGTCTGCCGATCTTGAGATTTCCAGCGATCCGACAACCGGAAGAATCGGCTTAACTTCCGTCCCACTTTGATTTTAGGGGACGCAAAGACCTTACTTCTTTTTCTTCTTGGCTCCATACTTCACCGGCTTGCCTGACTTCTTGGCGGCTGCTTTAGCCTGAGCCATTCCTTTAGCTGAGTATGGGTATTTCTTTTTACCTACGTGTGGCATTATTATATCACCTCCTTTTCAATCACCATTTAACCTTATGCGACCAATAACGCGCTGATAATTTTGAGGGACTGCTATCTTGAGCATTGTGCCTAGCGTAATAGGATTTCTTCCGGGCTTTATCCTTTGCACTTGTTGGGTTTTTACCAGCACCAGTAACACCTTGCTGCCCAAACCTTATCGTCTTTACCTTGTCTCCTTGCTTGGCGACAACAACGTGAGACTTTGTTTTATGATTCGGAGTCCTTTTTGGTTTGTTGTACCCGCTTACCCCTGCTCTTGCGAGCCGTGGGTCTTTTTTCTTTGGCATTGGCTACTTTCTTTTTTACTGATTTCTTCTTAGCTACTTTCTTTCTAGCTCGTACTCTAGGCTTGCTAATCTTTTGAGTGCTGCCCTTGTGAACTCCGGGGCATGGAACGCCGCTTTGGGAAACTCTGGGTGAGACATCAGTTCCTTCGTGTTGTTGTACTGGGCTGTTGTCGCGCAACCCGGCCCGATGATACTTATCAACAGCACTATCAATAAGGTTGAGTTTTTCTTCATACCTATCTGAAGCTTTCTTTTCCTTTATGTTTTCTGAGGCTTTATTAAAAAGCCGCCCCAAAACAGGGACGGCTTTTAATATAGCATAAATGAGTTTGAGGATGCCCATTATACTGTCACAGTATTAAGCTTCTCCTTTGGCCGCAGATTCAGTCTTCTTGATTCCGTGCCTTAAAAACAAGGCAAGAAGACTAGTAATCACCACGTTAGCCGCAGCACCAAGCTCAAGCTCTCCGGTGAAATAGCCAGCAACGCCAGCAAGCGCACCAGTTATTGCAGTCCAAGTAGTTTTAGATTTTAACATTACTTGCTATCCTTTCTTTTAGACTTCTCAATTGACCCAACCTTAACGTCAGTCACAGAGTTAGTTGTTTGGATTGTCAGCTTGGGGAATGGCAAGTCCACCGAGAAGTAAGGAATCTTAAAATTGATTCCATCTGGGGAAATGCCAGCGTCAGGCAGGACTCCAGCCTTGGCTCCCAAACACAATGAGGGAATAGGCCAAGACACTGTCTGCCCGAACAGCTTTAGACTAGGAGAGGGCTTCCAGCTTCCACCGAAAAGCCCAGCGTTAGCGTTAGATGCAATAGCAAAAAACACTCCAATAAGTAGGTATGATTTTATGTGTGTGTACTTCATTTTTAGTTTCTAAGGTTTCTGATTTTAAGGATAATGTAAATTAAAGTGGCAACACTAATTGCCACTTGTAGGACGATATCAATTTTTAGCATCCAATTCCCCACACCGAGAACACTAGCAAAACAAACTTTAATATCGTCAACCCACCCCATATCAACCCCCCACAACCTCTGACATTTCTATGTCAGGAGATTGCTCTGGTTGTCCTTCAGCTATGCCAAGCTCTTGTGCTAGTATTTGCACAGCCTGCCTAACTTGATCATGTTCCGGGCTAGTTAGCCTAGCCTGAGCCGATGCGTTTGCAAGAATTTGCAACGCCTGTGTTACTTGCTGCTTATCAGTATCAGCCATAAGAGGAAGCTACTCTAGCAGCAGGAAGCTGATCCTGACAACCCCCTTATAATCTAAGGTTATAAGTTATTGTCGGCCCTTATTCATCCGCTTTGACTTGCCGATACCAAGGCCAGTCTTCTTTAGGCGGCTTCTTTCTCTTCTTTGGTTTGCACCCACCCTTGCAAGTATCCTCAAAGCAGTCCTTATTGTCACACATCAGCCCTTCTTTCTCTTGGTATTCTTAACCCTTCTTGGCTTGCCCTCTGGCTGACCAAGACGTTTCTTCTCCCCTATCTTCTTCTTCTTCTCAGCAGCCGACATCTCCCCGCTAGTCTTCGGGGTGGAAGCGTTTACGCGCTTAGACGGGCGGCAGTATGGGGTTCCACGCTTCTCACCTTTGGAACGCCCACACGCCTTGCCCGTCCTAACGTCCTTCCACTTTTCCTTGTGCCAGCGGCGTAGACCACCAGAGTAAGCCATTACGACCACCTACCTCCTTTTTCCTTATACCACTTAGCGGCATAAGAGTTAGAGTAAGCTGAAGGGTGAACCTTGTACTTCTTCTTGGCCTCGGACTGCGCCCTTGACCAAAGAGAAGGATTACTCGGCTTCGGCTTCTTCTGAGCTTTCTTCTTCGCCGCCATCAGATGATTCCTCCTCGGCTGGAGCTTCTTCCTCCGCTTCCTCCTCACTAGACTCCTCGGCTGGGGCTTCTTCGCTCTCCTCGTCTAGTAGGTTCTCGTAGCCGTTCCCAATAGTCATGCTTGCGAAGTCAGGCATATCCCTGCCCTCTGGTGCAGCA